GTCAACCGGGATCTTGTAAGAAGATTGGGGAAGAGGATGACGAGGACGAAGCTGAACTAGATGCTGAAGATGCTGGTCCCATGGAAGGCTCTGACAAGGGCGGATTACGGGGCTGGTTCCAAGGTGGCGGTTGGGATCGTTATGATTCCAAGGGCAACAAGATCGGCAAGTGTGGTGGCCGTAAGGAAGGAGAAGCGAAGCCTAAGTGCTTCTCCAGAGAAAAGGCTGCTAAACTTGGTAAAAAGGGTCGTGCTGCTGCGGTTCGTAAGAAGCGTAGAGAAGATCCAAACCCTGAGAGATCAGGCAAACCTATTAACACTCCTTCTACTAAAAAGGGACTTAAGATGAGAAAAGAAGCTAAAGAAAATTTCTACACCAGACTTGCAGAGCAGATCCTTGAGAAGAAGGACGCTTGCTACCACAAGATCAAGAGAACGGCTAAGGTATGGCCTTCTGCGTATGCCTCTGGTAGACTTGTCCAGTGCCGTAAGAAGGGTGCTGCGAACTACGGTAAGAGCAAGACCGAGGACATGGACGAGAAGAAGGGCACGATGCCCAAGATGAAGATGGGCGTCCACAAGTCCCGTTCTGGTGGTCTGACGGCCAAGGGCGTTGCTGCCTACCGTGCTAAGAACCCCGGCTCTAAATTAAAGACTGCGGTAACCACGAAGCCTTCTAAACTAAAGAAGGGTAGCAAAGCTGCTAACCGTCGTAAGTCTTTCTGCGCTCGCATGGGCGGCATGAAGAAGCGTCTAACGTCTAAGAAGACTGCTAGTGATCCGAATTCTCGTATCAACAAAGCTCTACGCAAGTGGAACTGCTGATTGAGGTATACCAATGGACCCGGTAGACGATTTAGTTTACTCAAAAAAATTAAGGAAGCCAAAGGGAGAAATAACCTTGTTTCGGGACGGAGCGGAATACATCGCTCTGCCTCAACCAAGCGCAAACTCCAGTCTGGAAACGGGAAAAGATCTGTTGACGGTTCAGGGAGCGACCTATTTACGAGCAAATGGTATAGAAAAAAGCATTAAGAAGCATGATACCGACCCAGCTTTTGCTGCGAAGCGGTACATGGATATCTTTGGCTTGGAATATGATCAGCAGTTTATCGACAAAGTGCTTGATGAGAGCGCCTACATCGTAAAAACGATCAAAAATAACTTCAACAGGCCCCGTCCTTACCAGCTTGCACCCTACTACGACATCGAGTTGGATGTTATGCCCAGTCGAACGGCAAAAACTCCTGCTTACCCTAGTGGTCACTCGACCCAATCAAGGCTAATCGCTGAAATTTACGCAGCGAAGTACCCTGAGCACCGCACAAACTTGATAAAAGCGGCTGAGGAGTGTGGTCAGGGTCGAATTATGGCTGGTTTTCACTATCCCTCCGACCACAAAGCGGGTATTTACCTCGCAAAACGGTTACATAGTCTCCTTAAAGCCAAGGAGCCTATCAAATATGATCAAAAAATTGATCTCACCACAAAAAACGGAGGGTAATATGGCAACGAAGCGGTTTATGATCCCACGGGTAGCTCATTGTAGCAACGGATGCTGACTAAACCCTGTCATCATGCAGGGCTAAGGCCCAACTGACTGCGAAAAGCAGCCAACATGTTGACAGGGACAAGAAACCATCATACAAAAGTGTCCCAGTAGGGCTTTTCCAAGTCACACTGAGGAACATACCCACCCAAAACCCCAAGCACATGGGACAGCAGAGGAGTTCACCTAATTTTTGGTGCTTCTCTGCTGCTTTTTTACGCACATCAGCAAAAAGCTTGCCGTGAGTTACTGCGAAGGTGATGCCAAAGCTCACAAGTACCCAGATTAGAAGTTCCATCAGTACATTAGAGGCAGTTTTGTATTTTTAATAAAGGCTTCCCGGTTCTTGAGCCAAGACTCTCTGCCCACAATCTCTCCTGCGGAGTGGTGAATGATTTTCAGAGGAATGGTGTGGTTTTCTAGCTTTAGACCATGTGCCTTGCTGGTATAGTGGATATCGTAGAAGTCCCAACCGCCTTCAAAATATTCTGGTTTGTCCATACCCACAGCATCCCAAACCTCTTTTCTGGCCGCTAGGAATAGACCGTCTAGAACAACTACCTTTTTGTACGCACCATATTCGGTATTGTACACTTGTCCTTCATCACTCCTATGGTAGACAGCGCCACTATGGAATCCAGCTTTCCAATTATCGTGGTTCCACCACACAGCATCAGGTCCGAGAAGAGTAGTGCCTGCTGGGCCTACAATGCCTGCATGGGGATTTAAGCAGTGCGCTAACTTTCCAATGAAGTCCGATTTAGTGTCTAGCAGTTCAATATCATCATGACAGAAGACAACAATATCGTTACCTGCTGCATTGCACTTATAAAGCCCTTTTTTGTAAGCTTCAAAGATAGATGTTTGGTTGGTCATCACTTTGACCTCTACACCGAAGCTAGATAAAGTATTAAGTAAGTCCTGTGTTACTTTGCTGAACTCTTTGGTTCTAGTACATACTACAGCGAAGATCTTCATGGACTATAATAGTAAGGATTAGTGTATACTTATGGAGCAAGCAGAATTAGTAGAAGAGTTTAAGAAGTGTAAAGCTGATGCTAGTTATTTTATTTCTAACTACATCAAGGTTACGCACCCCGTTCGTGGTCTTGTCCCCTTTAAGTTATACCCCTTTCAAAAAGAAATTCTAAAATGTTTGCAGGAAAATAGATTCAATATCCTGCGGAAGTTCCGACAGGCGGGGTGTACCACGATCTCCGCTGCCTATGCTCTGTGGATGATCGTCTTCCAGAAGCACAAGCAAGTAGTTATTTTGTCAAAGGGTGATGCTGAGTCCACTGAGGTTCTGGACCGCATTAAAATTATGTATGAGGAGCTTCCTGTCTTCCTGCGACCAAAGATGGTGGAGGACAACAAGCACACCATGAAGCTCGCTACAGGGTCTTCTATCAAGTCTCGTCCCTCAGGTAAGCAGTCTGGTCGATCCCTTGCTGGCTCCCTGCTCATCATTGACGAGGCTGCGTTCATCGAAAACATTGACACGATCTGGGCTGCTGTTTATCCGATTATCTCCACGGGTGGTCGAGCTTTCGTTCTGTCCACGGTAAACGGCATTGGTAACTGGTACTACGACGTATACCACAAAGCCATCGCAGGCGAGAACTCTTTTAATGCTATCGACATTAACTGGGAATCACATCCAGAGTACAGGAGGATGGAGGGGTTCGAAGAATTATACTCGGAGATGGAAAAGAAGGATCTGTATGTGGACAAGTGGGAAGCTACCACTAAGGCCAACATGCCGCTGAAGCAGTGGCTTCAAGAGTATGAGTGTGAGTTCCTAGGTACAGGCGAGACCTATCTGGAGGGGTACCTGCTGACTCGACTGGTGGAGGAGCAGAACGAGGACTACTGGATTAAGTACAACAATAAAATGCGTGTATGGAAGGACCCGTCCCCAGAGCACGAATATGTCATCGGCGTGGATGTTAGCCTAGGCAGGGAAAGAGACAACTCTGCCTTCCATATTTTTAATGCCTACACAGGCGAGCAGGTTGCGGAGTTTTATTCCAACAAAACACCAATTAATGAACTTGCTCAAATTTTAACTAACGAAGCTAATCTATATAATAATGCTACCGTGATCATTGAGCGGAACACGATTGGAAACAACCTGATCGACTGGATGTTCAATGTCATGGAGTATGACAACCTTTGGATTGATGATAAGAATGATTTCGGTATTCAGGTCACGACGAGGAACCGTGAGGAACTTCTGGCTAGGATGGAGGAATACATCAGAAACAACTTTATTAAAATTAATTCCAAAAGAACTGTGGAGGAGCTTCTAACTTTTATTGTTGACGATAATGGAAAGATCACTGCCGATGAGGGCAAACATGATGATTTAATTATGAGCCTTTCTATCACTGTATTTTTACTACATATATTAGCAGGAAGTGGTCCTCTAGAGATGAAAGACAGCCTACCCGAAGAACAAGAGCGTAGGCCCCCAACACCCTTGAGATCCACCATCCATGACGCAGTTAACCAAGAATTAGAGGAAGATTTAAGATGGCTGATGAAATAAACGATAAAGATAAGTTGAATGAGGATGCCATCGGCAATACCAAATTCTCGAATACTCCTAATACCAACACAGGTCCATACTTCTGGCCGTCAGGTCGTTTAGGCCAGTTCCTCGCTAGATTCTTTGCAACCAAAGCTGCTCCTCATGTAGCAAAACAAGCTGATGATGGCCCTACTCCTCAAGCCACGTTAGCTGGCGATACTGTTCAGAATACTGACGTAGTAAAGCCCGACACCCTCCCCGCTCTTGGTGCTCTCAGCAGAACCACTCTGCAACTGCCTGAGGTTGAGAAGAACCGAAGAGAGCGATACCAGAAGTATGAGGAGATGGATGATTATCCTGAAATCGGTACCGCGTTTGATATCTACGCTGACGATGCCTCGCAAAAGAGCCTCCGTAACGAGAGGTGGACAGTTCTTGCTGATAACCAGATGGTTGTTGATGAGGTAAACAAGTGCTTCAGACGTATTCAGCTTGATAGAGATTACTGGGACATTATCCGTAACACCTGTAAGTATGGTGACTGCTTCATCGAAACTGTTCTAGATGTTAACAACCCGAAGAAGGGACTCCAAAGGCTAAAGGTTCTAAACCCTAACTTTATTATCCGCGTAGAGAACGAGTATGGCTACCTCACGGACTTCTTGCAAGAGATCCCAGAGGATAATGATTGGAGAGCTTATGGTAGCATGGCTGACAACATGACCAGTTCTAAGTACATCACGCTAGACAGAAACCAGATTGTACACTTCAGACTTAGAACTTCTGATCCTGCGTTCTACCCATATGGTAAATCCATCGCAGCACTAGCTGTTCGTGTATTCCGTTCCCTAAAGCTGATGGAAGACGCGATGCTTATCTACCGTCTAGCAAGAGCGCCCGAAAGAAGAATCTTCTACATCGACGTTGCCAACATGCCAGCCACCAAGGCTGAGATGTTCATCGAAAAGGTAAAAGAGAAGTTCAAGAAAGAGAAGTACTACAATGCTAACGACGGCACTGTTGATGCTCGTTATAACCCACTTAGTGCTGACGAGGACTTCTTCGTTCCGACTAGAGGAAACCAAGGCACCAAGATCGACACGCTGCCCGGAGCGCAAAACTTAGGTGAGGTTGATGACGTAAGATACTTCCGTGATAAGCTTCTGGCCGCGCTCAAGGTCCCGAAGGATTACATTGTAGAGAAGGACAAATCTCCTGAGCGTAAGGCAAACCTGTCGCAGTTAGATGCTAAGTTTGCTCGCGTAATTGGTCGCGTGCAGCAGCAAGTTGAGATGGGTCTGGAGCAGATCGCTCGTAGACACCTTGCCCTTGTAGGCTACCCCGCCAGCATGTTCAAGGAGCTTCGCATTCAACTTCCTGATCCTAGTGACACGTTCACTAAGCGTAAAATGGAGATTGATGAGCAGAAAGCTCGCGTTGTCCAAGCCGTTGTTGGTCTTGGCATCTTCCCTAAGTCTACGATCTACAAGGAGTTCTATGACATGACCGATGAGCAAATCCAACAAATGAAAGATGAGCTTAAGGAAGAGCAGGAACAGGAGCAGCAGGACAAGCAGGCCGAGGCTGAACAAGCGGGGCAACTCGACCAGCAAACCAAGGACAAAGATATGGATCGCGAGCAGGCAGGTAAGGATGCCGATGCCGAGCGCGAAGAAGGTGCCAAGCAGGCTGACGCTGAAAGACAGATGGAAGTTGAGAAAGCCAAGCCTAAAAAGGAATCTATTGATCCTAAAACTCACGCCGCGCTTGCTAGACTTAAGAAGAAAATTATTTCTGAATCCGGCGTGAGTTCCGCAAAATCCAAAGCGTTAGATCGGGTTATGGACAGAAATGTACGAAATCCCCAAAATAATGTCTAAGTAGCTTTACTATATAAACATGGTCTATAATATAAGACAAGGAGTTAGAAATGTTTGATCATTTATTCGAAAACAGAAACACGACTGTAACGAACCTGCTAAAATTAGGTGATTGTTTAGGTAGGTCCTTAAGAGAAAATGTAGAATTGTTCTCTATTGATAGTGAGGACCAAAAGGTAGCCTATCTAACCGAGAGTGGCAAGGTCATCTCTGGTAACTACGATTGTCGTGAGGATCTTGCTTTCAGCAACATCACGATTCAGGATTCTGAGATCTTCTCGGATAATGAAGTCTTTGACAGCTTCGTAGATCGCAAGGTTAGCTATTTCGTTGGGGATCTAAACGAGAACCGTTACGGGGACGCTGATAATAGCTTCAATGAGCTACTGTCCCTATGGGAAAATCGTCTTAAGTTCCAAAATGTAAAAAAGCGGCTTGATGAAAAGGCCGCTGTTTTTGGTGATAGCCAGTCGATTGTTGAGACTGAGCAGTTCCAACGCTTCTTGGAAATCATGCCCCAGATCGTAGACTTCCTTGAAGAGAGCCGTGAGCAGATTCAGCAAGTACAAGAGGTTGAAAACTCGATTAAGCTTTCTAACTCCGTATCGAGAGCGTTCAACTTCCCTCGCTTGTCTTTTGACGCGCTTCAAGAGTCTGGCAGCTACCGCGTAGCCAAGGGCATCAACAAGTCGGTTTACGATTTAGTTTGCAAGCAAGAGCTTGTGAAGAAGGAGCTTCTTGAGTCCAAGAAGAACTTTGAGGATGTCTGGGCAACTAACCCTAACATTCGTCAACTTGCCAGCCTTATCTTTGAAGACAACGATGAGGCAGTTCTAGAGAGTCTTGTTGAGGCTGTTGTAGATGTCCCATTCCTCGCGCT